GAAAGAGATTGGGGGCGCTTCAATTTATTTATAATTCGACTGATTAAATTATGTGCTTCATCCACAATAATAACTCTATTAGAAAATGGATTAATAGTGAAATTGCGCGATAATGCTTGCAAATCATTCATTCTCATTCCATTATAATTAATAAATTGGTATTTTGATTGAATCATTTTATTTAACTGATCATTTAAACTCGATTGTTTGGCGCTCGATAAGCTATCATAATTCGATTTGTCTTTGCTTCCATCGATAAACCATGCTCCACCATTTTTATTAATATAGTCTAAATCGAGGCTCAATATTCTAGATAATTCTCCAGCTAATACCGGATTACTACTTGTTGTCAAGAATTCCCAATGATGTGTCTTTTTATACATAACATCTCCGCATTTTTTCAATTCTTCCATATAATTTGCGCGGAGTGATGCAGGTGTCATTATAATTACTGGTAAATTATGTTTTAATCCTTCGGCAATTCCTATACTGCTACACGTTTTCCCTGAACCGAGGCCATGATAAAGCAATACTCCGCGATATGGGGTATAAATATTTATATAATCTCTCACGATTTTTTGATGAGTTAATGCTACAAATTCATCGGATTTCTTATCGCATGAGTACACTGGATTATCGGGATCGTCATCAACCATTAAATCATGTTTATATGATTCGAATAGTGAATTAATAAAATTGATGAATATCTCTCTATTATTCATGTAATAATTCGGAGATTTAATAAGTAATTCGGGTTCTTTATTTGGTAGTCGATTGATTAATTCTTGATGTTGTTTAATTTCTATATCTGTCATTGGTCCTTCAAATACCTTTATTCCAGGTACAGTTGGCTTTTTAGTAATACGTTCCTTTTTAAATACAGATGTATCTGTAACAGCATCAATATCTATATCTTGAGCCAACGATTCTTTTGTAATTGTAAATTGCACAGTTGTATTCTTAATATTTATAATAAGGGTAACAGTTAAACCGGGTTTTTTAGATTTAGCAACAGGCAATTGTCCTTCTTCTTCTTCTAAGTCAACTTCTTTGGATTCAAATACTTTCACAGATTCAGGAGCAACAATAGGTTTCACATCCATTTGAGAATATAAATTCTTTAAAAAATCATCTCTATTAATTGTATTATCTGAAACCCCGGTTTTATCCAAAATTAACGTTTTTAGTTTTACGTCGGCATTGTCAAACTCGCCAGTTTTATCTGGTTTTTTCAAAAGTATCTCAATAGTTTCTATAGATTTTGGTTGAGGTTTAATTTTTAATTTGGATAATAATTCTTGTTCCATATATAAATTTATTACATTAAAATATTATTAAATTAATGTAATAAGTATAATAAATCATGTAATAAAATAGTAATTTTCCCTAAATAACAAATAATATGCGTATATAAAGTAAGTATAAATAATAATATGTATTAATAGTAAGTATACATAATAATATGTATAAGAATTTCGATGTAAATTTCCCCAAGTTATTTAAATATATTGGTTCATTTAAATCATCAGTATCAATGCTATTGTCAAATGAATCTATTAAAGGATTCATTTATTTTGGTATATATAAGTTTATTTATAATACTATATACTTTTCTGATAACTATATGGGTACTAACCAACAAACTAACCAACAAACCAACCAACAAACCAACCAAGAAACCCAAACCGATAAACCAGCAAAAAAACTGAATATTTCATTGAACAGTTTTGAATCGCTCGATAATCTATTATTATATGATATCTCAATCGAAGATATTACTATTGAAGATATGCTACAGATTGAAGACAAAAACAGAAATAATATTGGATATATCGATAAAGGTATACAATGTGAATTAAATATAGAAGAAATGGTTAATATAGGCGATTTAGAAATTCAATATTCGGTATCAAACGATATGTCAAAAGCTACGTCACGATATAGATGGTTATTTTAACATATTAATTTTGATTATCCTATCTTTTAGATTTTCTTGATCTTTTAGATTTTCTTGATCTTTTTGATCTTTTAGATTTTCTATATTTTTTTTTACGATTTTTGTGTTTTGTTTTTCTATTGCCTGCGGTTTGAGTTTCTACATTCGACACCGGTGTATCTTTCCTGAATGTGACTAAATGAATTGCTCTGCCCAACAAATTGCTATCGCGCTTACATTTTCTTTTTTTTACATAGAAATAGTGAGAATTTTGTATATTATCTGGCGGGGCGCACGTGTTATTGTTTGGTGTATAATTAAAGAAGATACTCTTTGGGGGGGCCATCCTTTTCCCCCCCATCAAAAAAGTAAATATAAAGTTGGTGTTGACATTCAAGTCGAAGAAACTTCCCCAAAGTTCGTATTAAACGACCATTTACGTCTGTTTCATCATAACATTCATTTATATCCAAATTCTCCTGATTTACTAGGGGTAATTTTATTACCGTACTCTCAATGTTATCATATACACTACTATTCATTATATATATATTATATGTATATTATATGTACTTACAAATTATAAAAAATAAAATTTTCATAATATTCTACATTTGTAGCAATTTAATGGCTTCATCGCATGTCATCTGTTCGGCCTTCTTCTTAATTTTATGAGTTTGCTTGGTAATAAAAACGAGAAATTTCCCTCGCTTCAAAAACTCTTCATGAACCTTGGTAAAACTTCCCAATTTTCTATAATCGGTTGCCGAACGAACATCCATATTATAAATCTTTTCTCCTAAACAAATGTATAATCCCATAGTATAACCCATTTCATCATTAGCAATTTCAACATAATCAGGAGTAATCTTGAATTCTTTTTGGATAATTACTTGCAATTTATTTTTATAATTATCATCATTATTTATAAGACGATCCCAGTCAATCAATTCTTCTAATACATTTTCAATAAATATTTGCGACATTTGAAATCCAGGTCCAGTTACAAATATATTTTGAAACCATCCCTTATCATCATCAATGTCGATTTTATTGAAATCCAAAAACAATGCACCTAGGAAAGCTTCAAATAAGCACCCGAGTTTTTTTAGATTTGTCCGTGTGTTTTTCTCTTCAGCGTGTTTAGATACAACATACCATTTATGCAGTCCCATTTCATATGCCAATTTCCCAATATGCTCGTTTTTTACAATGGCGATTTTTTTTTCGGTCATAAATCCTTCGTCTGCTTTAGGGAATCGTCGATATAAATAGTATTTAGTGATACATTCTAATACTCCATCACCAATAAATTCCAGTCGTTCATTAGATTTTGTTTTTAATGGCATACAATCGTCCGTTTTTTCGACAATAGTTATATTAGCTTTAATATTTTCGATATTAGGTCGTTTAGTATATGATCGATGAACAAATGCCCGTTGATATAATTTCATATTGAAAGGTTTACTGTGAATTCCAAATCTATTTAGTATATTTATTACATCTATCTCTGTAATTTCTACATTTTTATTATTATATGGATTAAAAATCAATCCTTCATTAGTAGATAATACATCGTTATCATGTTTTAGATCTGGTACGTTAATAATATTATCATCATTCATAATATTATTAGATTCTTCATCATCGCTTGATTCTATCATCGTCGTCATCGTTATATTAATATAAAGAAATGTGTTTAAATTATTTTTTATTATTATTATTATTATTATTATTATTATTATTATTATTATTATTATTATTATTTATAAAAAATAATATTACAATGTATAACAAAGATGACTTCGTGGTTTACAAAAAAATCTAGTTTAGATGATTTAAAAACAATTTTAAATACTACAATGCCTAATTCTTTTATTTATAAATATTTAGTAAAACCATTAATTCAAAATGTCGATTTAATTATTATTGGTGGGGCTACTTATTATTTAACAAAAACATATGGATCATAATTATTAAAATAAAATACTTATTAAAAAATAAGATAATTATTAAAATAAAATAATTATAAACATTTATTAATTAATTAATTATTTAATTATTTTATTTTATTTTGTTATACTATATTATAAAATGGGTATATACGCTGGTGCAAAAACGAATAAAATAGCGAATAGTACATGTATTTTCGGAAGTATGTCTGGACTTCCTCCGCGCGTTGGCGTTCCGATAAGTATTTTAGTTCAACCAAACTATGGTCTTCATTGCAGGGCAACATCATCAAATCCCAAATGCTGCTGTTTGCCAATTTCGCATACATGGCATCTTAAATGTGGTGCTGCTAGAGCATATTTAAAAGCGCATGGTTTAGACAATAACACCAATCAAGTTTACTCTGGTTCGCACCCAGGAAACCGAGTCCTTAATCTGAAGATGTAAGTTGAGCATTTTAATTAATAATATATTATATCTTATCTTATATCTTATATATTATCAAATAATTATTTAAAGCCTTTATAAATAATTATTTAATTATTAAATTATAAATGAAGCTCTTAATCGATAACCGCGAACCTCCAGCAATAATCAAATATTTAAATGCCATAAATGAATCATCGAAAAACAAGATAACAATAGAAATATGTACCTTAGATTTAGGAGATTATGTTTTCTATGATGAAATTACGGAAACAAATATAATAATTATAGAACGCAAATCTCTCCAAGATTTAGAATCATCAATTAAAGATGGACGATATGCAGAGCAATCTTTTCGTTTAAATGATTGTCCCACACATAACCATAACATAATTTATTTAATAGAAGGAACAATAATTAATTATCGTAAAAAGCCATTTATTGCAACATTATATAGTTCTGTATTTTCACTTAATTATTTTAAGGGATTTTCTGTTATAAATTCTGTAAATCAAATAGAAACCGGAGAGATTATATATAATTTCTCTCAAAAATTATTACGTGAGAATTTTAAACCAGGATTTTATTCATTACAACCAACACAACCTGCACAACCAACACAACCAACACAACCAACACAACCAACACAACCAACACAACCAACACAACCTGCAATCGACATATCATGTGCCCCAATTATAGTAGAAGAAAAGAAAGCTTATACAGAGGCAATAAAAACCACCAAGAAATCATATATAACAACCGATAATATTACAGAAATAATGTTAATGCAAATACCCGGTATAAGCTCACAAACAGCCAATGCAATTACACAAAATCACTCTACAATGGCAACATTAATTGAATCTCTCAAAAATAATCCCGAATGTTTAGATGGTTTAAAGATGCCAAATGGTAGAAAAGTTAATCGAACAGCTATTGAATCTCTCAAAAAATACTTAATAGATACTTAAAAATAAAGTATAATAATATAATAGTATAATAGTATAATAGTACAATAGTATAATAGTATAATAATATAGTATGGCACAAAATATAGATTTTTTACAAAAAAATTTGGATATATTTAAAATCAAACAAGATAATCTGAATAAAGAACGAGAGAAACTCTTTAAAATAGACGGGTATTGTGATCGTTTATATAATAGTGGAATAATCGATGGTAATAAATACTATATAAATAAATATAATTGTGAATGCATACCAGAATTAAAATCATTAATGAATAAAATATCAGTTAACAAAGCATATATTAAATATATGTCTTATGAAATAGATAATATATACGATAAAGAACGTAGAAATTTATTACTTGGATAGCAAAATAGACCAAATAATAAATAATATTTTTTATATCAAGAAAAAAAAATTGATATAAAAATAAAACAATACAATACAATACAACACAACACAACACAAGACAAAATATGGAACAACCAACACAAAATATGGAACAACCAACACAAAATACGCGAGTTTGCTGGGCATCAATTGATCCGATGAGGAAGAGGGTGGATATGTATCCGAAACATGTAGCTCTGCGATGTGAAAAATCGTATGGAGAACGCGATAAGTGGGAACCCCAATCATGTGTTTTAGGGTCAGATTTCTTTAATGCCACGGTTCACTTTCACCCATCCGGATCGTTGTATCAAACAACACCTGGACTATCGATGGGAAGAGCTGGTTTTAAACAACCGGGTTATAGAAGTGTTATGAGAATTGCAATAAACGATGAACATACTGATGCGAGCGTATATACTATTTATTCAAAACAAGTACATGGAGAATGGAGAAACGCATATAATCAAGAGGACAGTGAAACAACATTTGAAGAAACAATCGCCCAAGAATTCATAATTGATAGTGATGCTAATTCAAACATAGCTATAAATACTACATCGTGGAAACCAGAAGATTTGGATAGTGATTCGTTAGATACATCTGTTGTCGTGTGGCAATGGTGCAGGGGCACACTAGAAAAGAACGGTAATATCATGGCATTAGGAAAAGAATGGTGGATACCATACCTATATGAGCAAAATACGGCTATCGAATCTGATTTTTCACAAAGTTCACGAGAAGCACATATAGTCGTTCCATTTGATAATAGTAATCGAACGATTCAATTCACGTATGGTTCATGTTATGCTGTGCAAAAAGATGCATCGCGACATAGGATAAGACAGGTTAGACGTATCGTTGTTTCAGTTCAAGAATTGAAAGAAATGTTGGACCGAATGAATCAACCCTCGAGCCCAAGTATGTTAACGCAAATTACAGATCCAGATACTATTCCTCATGAGTTTTATTGTTGTATTAGTCAGGATATTATGGTTGATCCAGTAAAGACAATAGACAGTTTTACATATGATCGCACATCAATCGAGAGATGGTTTCAAAACAGTTCAAAATCACCACTTACAGGGTTGTCATTATCGAGCAAAGCATTAGTACCGAATACAGATCTCAAGGATCAAATCGATAAGTTTTTACTGGAATCTATAGCTTCGCTCAATATTTCGGCCGAGCTAACATAAATAAATAAATAAATAAATAAATAAATAAATAAATAACTAATATATTGATATTTAACTTCCATTTCCATTAAATTTATAAAAAATAATAAAATAAACACAATTCTATTATTTTTTATATGTATTTTTATATATAATGCAATTTAAGAATTCAACAATACAATGTATAGCATATGGGTTATTAGGATTTTTTGCGCTAATAATTTTGATAAATGGGTTTAGTATTAAGCATAATATATTAAATGCCATGTATGGTTATAAAGATATAAATGCATTTAATACGGGAGAATATCAGTTAAATACACGCGAAGGATTTATTGGAGGCAAAAAAGATAAAAAAAATGAGAAATCAATAAAAGATGATAGTGTAGACGCATGTATTATTAGAAAAATCGATGCAACACGCGACGAATTAGGAGGAGAAGAAGGATGTAAAGATATAAAAAAAATATTGAAAGATGTTAAAGAATCATGCAATTTAGAAGCAGCGAAATCAATGATGAATTTGCTTTCGAGCAATAAGAGCGCAAAAACCATAAACTTACAAAACGTATTAAATAGTGAAGATGAAGAAAGCAAAAGTTTCCAAAATTATACTGAACTATCTAAAAATTTACAGGACATAATCGATAATATTTAATAGACATCGCGATTGCAACACATTAATGGATACATAACAATTCTAATAATATCACAATAAATGTCGGATACATATATTAATGTATTGCCCGCCAAATTATAGTTTTCACGCGAATATAATAGATTTAAATCGCTCAATATGTATATTGAAAATATACTTGATCCAATAGTTGAAAATACCAACTCATACATATTATAGTCAATTATAAAACCAATCATAAAAACCACAACAAAACCAATTAAAGCACCTATAAGAAATATGGAACGAAACTCGATTTTATAATTATCAACCGCACATGTATAGGCATATATTGCAACAAAACAAAGAGTAACAAATGCAGATATTAATGAGAGGAAAATAGCATAAGACGAAAACGGTATTACTGTTATTCCAATAAATGTTGAAAATACAAATGTAAATAGTAATATACTTGGTATAATAAAATATTTATTATCTTGAAAACACCACATTATAAATGCAGTTAATACAGTCAACATAAATAATGTAATGATAAAAGGACCATACCTATTATATTCACACGAATTATCTAAACACAAATGGTATATTACATTTTTTCTGTGAATATAATATATACAATTAATCGCGGCCATAATAATTAATTGAATACATATTGCAGATAATACTCTTAGCACAACCACGGCCTTTATAAGTTTACAATTCACTTTTATTGTTGATGGGCTTTCAATATCTCCGGTAGCTACAGGTATGCCGTTAGTATATAATATTTCATCATTTACAGAAACAGTAATTGGATCAGCATTTAATGATTCAGTATTTAGATCCAACATTGGTCGTATAGATTCAGATGCAAACACCGATTTTTTATATATAGTTGAATTAAGCAGACCAATAATGGTCATAATGAACTTGAGAGATTAAATGTATATTATAATAACACTCTACCATTAAAGGAATAATATTTCAATTTTATATTATTTAGTTAAAAACAATTTAAACACAATAGTATATAATATTATATATATACATACACATATACATACACATATATATCTGCACGAATGCCCGAGTGGTCTAAGGGGTACGACTCAAGTTCGTATGTCGAAAGACGCGTGGGTTCGAACCCCACTTCGTGTATTTTTTTTCGATTTTCGAATTTGAATATTTTATTATTAAATAAATTATTCAAATACTTTCCTTATTCACGTTTTAATCACGTTTTAATCACGTTTTAATCACGTTTTAATCGCGTTTTAATCACGTTTTAAGACGAGCAACGACAGATTGCCCTGCATAATGATCATCGCCTCCAGCAGAGGAATCATTGTATGTCTTATTTTTTGCGGCCAATTTTAAATATCTGACATAATCACTCGTATCATATACTTTTTTGGGATTACCAGCATAAGATGACTGACCATTGTTCAATAAAGTACTATTGCTTAATTGATTAAAATGATTGACATTTAAATTATTATGTTCAAAACCGTATTTTGTATTTACTGCTTGATTAACTGTTCCTAAAACATCACCAGCATTAAATGCCGAGCGAAACGAACCACACTTACTTCCGCCGTTATTAGAATAATACAATGGTGACTTACCTAAACCGGTATTATGCATATTTCCAAAAGATCTTCTTAAAATACTTCTATCAATTGTTCTATTGTTTCCATCCATGGAATCTTGATATAGACCACCGATTGGTTGAGCACCTGGACGTCCTTTTCCTAACATACTCGGCATAGTATCTACTATAAATCCTGACATATATAATTAAATAATATAAAAAATTAATATAATTAATTAAAATAAATAGAAAAGAAAATAAATAGAAAAAGAAAATTAATCTATTTATTTTATTTTCTTAAATCTAGAATTCGTATATTAAATCTCGATTCGTATCTTTAGTTTATTATAATTACTCAGTAATAATTCTTGGAGCAATATTCATTGTTATTAATTCTTGAAATAATAACTTGCACGCATACGGAATTTCGACATATTTAAAATCTGTCCTATTATCGCACATATTACACATATGGATATGTTCCTTATTATTATATCTCCCAATCATTCCACACTTATTGCAAATATGTACCGAAAATGAATCTGATACATTATATAATCGCTCTTTTGTAAATCTGGAAGCCCCATGTGCTATCATAGCATCACGTTCCATTTCTCCAAAACGCAATCCTCCATCTTTTGACCGGCCTTCTGCTGGTTGCCGTGTCAAATTAACCATTGGCCCAATGCTTCTACTATGCTGTTTATCATTAACCATATGCTTAAGTCGTTGATAAAATACCGGTCCAATAAATATACCACATTCTAATTGTTCGCCAGTCAACCCATTATACATTATTTCATCTCCGTTTGATTCATATCCAACCTCTCGCAATTTCTTACATATATCCTTAATTTCAAAATCACCAAAACTAGTTCCGTCGCCAAATAATCCTAAATGCAACAATACTTTTCCTAAAACGGTTTCTTTTAATTGGGCAATTGTCATACGACTAGGAATCGCATGAGGATTAATAATGATATCCGGTTTAATTCCATCTCCCGTAAATGGCATATCTGCCTCGGGAATTATATTTCCAACAGTTCCTTTTTGACCCCTTATACCCTAAGGTTTCCCATAGGGAGTAGACTGTATCTTAAGCCTCCTCAGATTAGCTAAATCTTCATCGGAGACCGACACCCGTTCAGTCGTTGATGGCCTACCATATTCTTGCTATAGCGAACACAGGTAGTGACCCTGCGGATTGCCCAATCACTAACATTATTACCATTGGGTTCGGCTGTTAACCGAGTTCCTTTTATCAGTTTCCCAATAAAAGTGGTAGTTAGGGCTCTAAGGGGTTTCCCGCATCAAGGTATCTCGCATTTTGGGGCTATACTTAACAACTCCAAAACACTAGCATCTGTCTATTACTAATACACATGTATCAGCATTAGGAGCACAATTGTTTTCCCCATTCAAGAGCCTAAATTGAATGGGCAAGATGCTTTTCGGCACAATGGTCTATGCCTACTACTAAGTTTATCCCCTATTACGGGTTGTCGAAGAGTTCTTAATTTCACTTTACAGAAATTATATCCATCGCCATTTTTATCAACAAGATTCTTATCTATATATGTTTCTTCGTGTGTTTTATACATTCGACTATCATCTTCGTACTTAATTACTTTAGTAAAATCATTTTTATTTTCTTTAATAGGAAGTACTTTAGAAATAATAATATCGCGATCTTTAATCAATGTATTTACATTTACTACCCCATTACTATTGATTTTTTCATAATTCGCAAATTTAATTCCTTTTGTTTTAGATTTATCTGGTTTGCATCTAATTTCTTCATTTCCCGAAATTTTCTTATCTTCATCTTTTTCAGTATGATATATGGTAGCCTGAAACAATCCGCGAGCTTTCGATCCTTCATTAAAAAGCACACTATCCTCTTGATTATATCCAGTATTACTCATGATGGCAACAATCACCATTTCTCCCGATGGAATCTCATTTAATCGAATAATATCCATTAGACGCGTGTCTACTAATGGTCGCATAGGATAATTCAAAACATATGATGTTTTATCCATTCTATGCATATAATTAGTTACATATACACCCATAGCTTGTTTACCCATCGCCGCCTGATATGAATTTCTAGGCGATTGATTGTGATCGGGAAAGGGAATGCACATTGCCAATATACCAAATATTGTACTCGGGTGAATTTCACAATGAGTATATTTATAAATATAATGTTTGTCTATTTCTAATAAATTTGGAGGTTTCATTGCTATTAATGCGTTATTTTGTTCATAACTATCAATATATTCAATTATAGTATTCGGTATTTTAATATTCATACATAAATCATCCCATTCAAGTTCTCCATTAGTCAATTTAGTCACTACATCTTGAGTTAATTGTAAACGGTTATTTTTCACAATTAAAATAGGTCGACATAATCTACCTGCATCATTACATACACGAATTTCTTTCAAATTATAATTAAATATTACAGATGTATATATATTAATTATACCGCTGTGTTTTTTGGATTTTAAATCATTAAATAATTCTTCTGGAGTATAGCTAATACCAACCCACAACCCATTAATAAATACTTTAACATAATCAAATAAATCATTTGATGTACAATTTTCGATTGTTATAATTTTAGCTTCGATATATTCATACAAAGGTC